CGCGCACGCTTCGCGCGCGCCTTCGCGCCACGTTAACTCTTTTCTCGCGTGTACACGCGAGGTACACCCGGAACACCCGGAACAAGCCTTGCGTGGCAAGGCTTCCCGATGTTCCGGGTACCCGGAACAGACCTTGTGAACCCGGAACAGCCATGACCAGGAAGAATCTGCGTGCCGATATGCCACGAGTTGCCGAATTCATCGACGCCATGCGAGAGGCCTTCGGCCGCGCGCCGGTCGATGCCGCCATTCGCGCCGGACTCGATGGCCAGCCGAGCTTTTGGGCCAGCGAAAACGGAATCGAAATCGGCGTCCGCCCGCCGTGCCCCGGATTTCCCGTTTCGGATACCTCACCGAAAGGCCAGCCATGATCAGCGTCAAGGTGCTCAACGTCGGCGACGTCAAGGCCCGACTTGCCAAACAGGCGCAAGGCGTCCGCGATAAGGCCATTGGCCCGGCCATCAACAAGGTCGCCGAGAAAGCGCGCGCCGAGATCAATCGCGCCATCCCGCAGGAATTCGCCGTCAAGGCGTCGGAAGTGCGCAACGCCATCACCCTGCGCAAGGCCCGGGCCGGCAACCTCGAAGCGCGTATCGAAATCTTCGGATCCACGCGCAAGCGCGGCCGCTCGCTCAACCTCATCCACTTCCTGGCCGCCGTGCAGGCCGCCGGCCAGTCCGTCAACGTCCGCGGCTCGCGCGCCAGCAAGCGCGCCTTGGACGGACTCGGCGGCCAGCTTGGCTTCCTCATCAAGCGCGCCGGCGGGCTCAAGAAGCTCGAAGGCGCCTTCGTCGGCAACAAGGGCCGCACCATCTTCCGCCGTACCGGCAGCGCCCGCCTGCCGATCGAGCCGCTTCAGGTGATCGGCTTCTCGCAGATGTTCAGTAGCCGCCGCATCAGCGGCCGCATTCTCGCCAAGATCAACGCCGAGCTACCGGTGGAAATCGACCGCGCCATCGCGCGCGAGTTGGGGAAGGTCACCCCGTGACCGCCACGCCGATGCCGGACGCCCCAAAAGCCGTCAGCCAGGCGGAATTCGCACGCCTCATCGGCGTCGGCCGCAGCTACGTCACCGCCTTGAAGAAAGCCGGCCGCCTGGTCACCGACGTCGAAGGCCGCGTCCTCGTCGAAGAAAGCAAGGCCAGCCTGGCGCGCAGCAACGGCGCCCCCGAGCGCGCCGCCGTGGTCACCGAGATGTACCATGACAACCGCGACAAGAAGGACCATTACGCCGCCGAGCTGGCGCGCTTGGATTACGAGGAGCGCTGCGGCAGCCTGATGGTCGCCGCCGACGTACTCACCGTCGTGGCCGGCGCCGCCACCACGCTGCGCAACCGGCTGGAAACCCTGCCCAGCATCCTCGCGCCGCAGATCGCCGCCATCAGCGCCGAGCAGGAAATCCTCGCGATCCTGTCCGACCAGGTCGAAAGCCTTCTCGCCGAGCTCGCCGACGAATTCGGCAGGCTCGCCAGGAGGCAGCAATCATGATCGCCCCGGCCGCCTACGCCGACCCTGGGCAGCGCATTGCCGCCACCCTGGCGCGCGCGCTCGCCCCACGCAAGTCGCTGACCGTCTCCCAGTGGGCAGACCTGCACCGCCGCCTGTCGAGCAAGGGCAGCGCCGAGCCGGGCCGCTGGCGCACCGATCGCAACCCGCCTTTGCGCGAGCCGATGGACTGCCTGTCGAGCCGCTCGCCCGTGCGTGTGGCCGTGCTCATGTTCCCGATTCAGTTCGGCAAGACCGAGATCGCCGTCAATGCGCTCGGCTACACCATGGAACACAACCCCGGACCGATCATGGTCTGCCTGCCCGGCGAAGTCTCCCTGCACAAATGGGTGGCGCAAAAGCTCGGGCCCATGCTCGAGGAAACCCCGGCCGTCCGCGCCACCCTCGCCAGCACCGACAGCCGAAACGGCTCCAACAGGCGAGAGTTCAAGGATTTTGCCGGCGGCCAGCTCTACCTGGAGCACGCCGGCAGCCCGCAGCGCCTCAAATCCACCAGCGTCCGCACGCTGATCGTCGACGAGCTCGACGAATTCGCTGCCAACCTCACCAGCGGCGACGACCCTGTCGAAATGCTCGACGGCCGCACGTCGGCATTCCCCGCCACGTACAAGCGCCTCTACGTCAGCACCCCGCAAATCGCCGGCATCTCGCGCATCGAAGCGCTCTACCTCAAGAGCGACCAGCGCCGCTACTACGTCCCGTGCCCGCACTGTGGAGAGCAACAGCCGCTGGAATGGTCCGGTCTGCGCTGGAGTTCCGGCGCCAGCAGCCGCCGCACCGGTGTGGCCTACGTCTGCCGCGAGTGCGGCGCGCTGATCGAAGAGCACCACAAGTCCGCGATGATCGCCGCCGGAAGCTGGGTGCCGGAAAACCCCGATTCGCTCATTCGTGGCTACCGCCTCAACGGACTCTACTACCAGATCGGGCTCGGCCCGCGCTGGGCCGACCTCGTCGAGATGTGGCTCGAGGCGCAGCACAACCCAGCCACGCTAAAAACCTTCATCAACGATCGCCTGGCGGAAACCTGGGAAGACCCGGCCATGCGCTCGGTCAAGCACAACGTCGTGGCCGACCGCGCCGAGCCCTACGCGCTGCGCACCGCCCCGGCGGGCGTCCTCGCCATCACCGCCGGCGTCGACACGCAGGATAACCGCCTCGCCGTGCAGCTCGTCGGCTGGGGTCGCGGCATGGCCGCCTGGACAATCGATTACGTCGAACTTCCCGGAGATCCGGCTGACCTCGCCGTGTGGGCCGCCTTGACCGATCTGCTCACGACGCCCATCGTCACCGCCTGCGGCCGCGTACTGCGCATCGAGGCCACCGCCATCGATGCCGGCGGACACCGAACCGAAGCCGTCAAGGCCTACGTCCGCGCCAGCAGCCTGCGCCGCATGATGGTCATTTTCGGCGCCGTGCCGAACAACGCCCCGGTGATCAGCAAGGGCAAGATGCAGGAGATCAACTGGCGCGGAACCTACGACAAGACGGGCGTCATGATCTACCACGTCGGCACTGTCGCCGTCAAAAACGTCCTCTATGGCCGCCTGTCGACCGACGCCGAGAAGCGCCCCGAGGATCGCCTGTGCCACTTCTCCTCAGACCTCCCGCCGGAATACTTCTCCGGCCTGGTCAGCGAGACCTACAACCCAGGAAAAAACCGCTTCGAGAAGCGCCGCGGCGCCCGCAATGAACCGCTGGACACCTGGGTTTATGCCTACGCCGCCACGCATCACCCCGAGCTGCGCCTGCACAAGTGGCGCATTGCCGACTGGGACCGCCGCGCCGCCGCGCTGCTCGCGCAATCCCCGCGCCAGGAGTCTGGCCAAACGCCCAGCGACGCGCAACAGCCGCCGTCCGCCCCGCCGCCAGTCAGCGCCCCAACCAACCGCCCCACCGCGCGTCGCATCGCGCGTATCGGCCGATTTTGACCATGCCCACGGAGATCGAAGCCATGCTGCGAACCCTGTCCGACGTCATTCGCCAGTCACTCGCCGACGGCCGAACGCTTGACGAGGCCGTGCGCGCCGGCGAGCTCGCCGTGCGGCGCGAGTATGCCGGGGAACGCGTATACATCGCGCGCCTCCCGAAAGCGCAACACCGCCACGACCTGCAGGCGCTCGGTACCGGAGAAATCTCTCCGATCCGCGCCGCCAGCGCCATCGGCGTATCCCGGAGAACCATCTTCAGACTCAGACAAGGAAAATAAATGGGCAGCCTCTATCGTTTCGATCTCGCGCCAATCGTCACCAAGTACGGCCTCAAAACCTTTGTGGAAACAGGCACCGCGCGCGGCAACTCGCTCGCCTGGGCCGCAGGAAATCCCGATTTCGAGTACCTGCTGTCGTGCGAAATCGAGCCGCTGCTGGCGGCTGGCGCGATCGCCCGATTCAACGAAGACCCGCGAGTCTGCATCTCGCGAATGGAATCCAGCCTTTTCATCAGCCTGTTCGCCACATCCGGATTGCCTCCGGCCTTGATCTTTCTCGACGCCCACTATCCCGGCGCCGGATACGGGCTCGGAGACTACGCCGGCACCGGCAGGCATGAGGAAACGATTTTGCCGCTTGGCTTTGAACTTATCAGCCTAAAAGCCAGGCCGCCGAAGGACGTCATTATCATCGGCGACTACGAAGACGGAAACCTTCCCGAAGGCGTGCCAGGCGCACCGATCAAGGATGGTGCTCGGTGGATTTGCGACATGTTCCCGAACCACCGCCATCTCAAGCTCACGCAGGACCAGGGCTATCTGCTGCTGCTGCCGCCCGGCAACGCCTAGCGCCGGGGAGTGCCATTTTTTGCCTTAACTTTCCCGGCCGCCATCGCCAGACTGCCAACTAGCGAATTTCCAACCACGCCACACCCAGCCCATGACCATCAGCTTCCCCGCCTCGTTGGACAGCCTCAGCAACCCGGCAGCTTCCGATCCGCGGACCGGACACGCCGCGCAGCACGCCGACGTCAACGACGCGATCGAGGCGATCGAAGGCGTCATCGGGACCACCGCCAGCCCGGGCCTCGCTCGCCTGGGTGGCGTTGCCGGAGGGCAGACGATGATCGGCGGCGCCGCCGCCAGCGAAACGCTTACCCTGCGCTCGACCAGCCACGCCACCAAGGGCAAGGTTTTGCTTGGCACGTTGTCGGCGTATGACGAGCTGGCCGATAGCCTTGGCGTCGGCACCGCCTCGCCAGCTGCCAAGCTGCACGGGATTGCCACCACCGAGCAGTTGCGCCTCGGCTACGACGTCGCCAACTATTTGAGCGCGACGATCGGAAGCTCCGGAGAGGCAACTCTTGCCGCGACTGGCGGAACCATTACGATTCAGGGTACAGCCGCGACCGATAGCCCGACGCTTGGCAGTGAATTGCTCGGCACCGCAGGGTGGACGGTTCCAGGTGGCTGGACGGAGAGCCCGGATGACGTTTTCACGCACGCCAATGGCGGAGGTACCAGCGCGCTATCGCATAGCGCTTCAATTTCCAATGCGACGAAGTACCAGCTTTCGTGGACTATCGCCGGGCGAACGACAGGCAGCGTAACGTTTGCTGTCGGTGGGC